GGTTACCTTGCTGCGAGCCATTCGAGTAGCTCGTCGATGGGGAGCGCATTGCCCTTGCCGCCGCCGATGACTTCCTTCTCCTGCGCCCATTCGGGGAGCGGCGGGAAGTCGTGCTTCTTGGCGCGAGCTGTGTTCGCGGTCTTGATGATCAAGCAGTTGAGGAGGTACAAGATCATGTCGAACCCGCGCCGCTCGTAGAGGTGGGCCTCGGGGTACTTCGCCCGGGCGTACGCGCCAGTGACGGGAGCTTCAGTGATGATGATCTTCGCGTCTCGCCACGAGAGCTTCTTCGAGCCCACGTCGCGCCAGCGAAGACCTAAGGCGATGAACTCGTGCTCGATCGCCTCCGGGTATTCGTCATACAGCTCCCAGAGGCTTAAGATTCCCCCGCTGTCGCGTCCTCCTCCTCCTGCCATGCTGAGAGGAACGCGTCGACCTCGTCCTGAGTCATGTCGTCGAACTTGGCGAGGTTCTCCTCGTCGAGTCCCTCCTCGATCGCCGACCAGAGCTGCTCTTCGAGAGAGTCGTTCCGGTGCCGGCGAGAGAAGCCGCCGTTCAGGACGCGCCCCAGCTTGGGCGCGTGGATCTCGATCTTCTCTCCGTCCTCGTTTGTGAACTTGTGAACGAAGGTGTTCTTGAGCTGAGCCATAGCGCGGCCTTTCTGATCATGAGCGCGGCCTGAGGTAAAACAAGCGGGGGAGAGTGGCCGCGCATGGACTCTCCCCCGCTAGGGGTCTTACGAACCGGTTACGGGTTGTTCACGCCGTCGCTGGTGTACTTGTAAGCCTGGTTACCGGAACCGTCTGGGTATGCCTCGACGGTGACGGGGTAGCCGATCACGCTCTCGTCCGAGTAGGTGATCTCGCCCACGGTCGTAACCTGACCGACAGGAACGACGATTCGCACCTTCGCGACGCCGTCCTTCATGTCGAAGACCCAGCGTGAGTTAGGCAGCGTGGCGCTGTTGATCGCGATCGCGAGGAGCGTTGGCTGACCTGACGTTGCGGTCTTGGTTACCGCTGTGTCTCCGAAGATGGCCTTGTTAGCCTCGTCGAAGAGTGTCTCGTAGAGCATGAACTCGTACTGAACCGAGAAGTCGGTCTGAAGGACCTTGACTGTGTCTCCGCCCCACGCCTTGACCTTCTCTGTCGAGCGGTCGATTGTCTCTGTGAGACCGTCCGCGCCGGCATAGCCGAGGGTCTTGTAGGCCGCTACGAGAGCGGTCGATGTGTTAGTCGGGAGTGTGCCCGCGTTAGTTGCGTCGCGAAAGATCACGCCGGAAGCTGCGACGGGACGGCCCGCGACGATGTTTGTTACTGCTGGCATATCGGATGCCTTTCATAGTCGGGTTTGTCTACGCGCGGCGAACGATGAGATCGAACCCCGCGACAAGATGGGACAGGGCTTGATCAGATTCGGCGACGCGGTTCCATCCGAAACCCTTTACGCACTTCATGATCACGCCCGTGTTTTGGACTGCCGTGTCTAGCGCTGTGCGCACAAGATCGGCTAGTGCCTTTACGGTGTCCAGCCTGTCGGCGTAGACGTTGAGAGTGAGTCGTCCGCGCTCTCGCAGCACGTCAAGCTCAGTTCCGCCGTCATAGCGAACCTGGACGAATCGAGAGGCTCCGGAGGGGTCGACGACGCCGACCTTTACGTCTCCGGGGAGAGCCGCTCGCAATGCATTCACTACCCAGAGATCGATGTCTGTCATGATCCGGACCTCGCGTTCGCCGCTCGTCCTAGGGGTGCATGCTTCGCTTCTACTTCGAGCCCGTAGTCGACGCCGACGTTCACGAGCGAAACCGCTCGATCCGTCTCGTCGTCGATGACTTCGAGTGATCGCTTGTAGTCTCCGGAGACCTCCGGAGCGAATTCGTACGCGAGATCCTTAATGTCCTCTGCCACGTGATGCACTTCGCGCGCTACCTCGGGGCTCTTGAGGATCTGTGCCATCCCGCGATGGTTGATCTTGATCTTCATTCGGGCCATTACGTCTCGGCTCCTTCGATCTCGAAGGCGACGCCGGGATCCCAGCCCGTGAAGGGATGGTGCCAGTCGAAGGGGTCGCCGGTCACCTCGCGCTGGACCGTCTCGTCTCGGATTGAGACGCGGTCCTTGCGGGTGATCACCGTTCCCGCCGGAGCTAGGATGGTGAATCCGGATGTGACCGCCGAGTTATCGACGCTCGGGTGTTCGGTGCTGGCGGTCGGGTAGACCGCGCATCCCTCGACCTCGAACGTCGTCGGGTTAGACCAGTCGGCTGTAGCTTCGCCGGAGTAGGGATCCGTGCGGGTGCCGGCGCGATAGACCTTGATCGTTTCTCCGAATGCGAAGGTCATTAGCCCTCCACAGTGGAGAAGCCGGTCAGAGAAGAGATTGGCCAGTCGGGCCAGTCCTCGACCTCCGCCGGAGTGGTATCGACGGAGAACGCCGATCCTGACCGGACTCCGAGGATGTCCCGGAGCCGGTTCAGAGCATGATCAGAGACGATCGGGGCTAGCGTCGTGCGCGAGTCGACCGTCATGGAAAAGGGTCCAGCGCTTTGCTGCTGAACGTTCCCATCGCCGTTTGCGAGCCGGCGTAGAACCTGCTCGCGAAGGACTCCCTTGATCGCGTTCTCTTGATCAAGAGTTAAGGTCCCGGTGATTGCCGGGACCTTCACCCTTGCGAAAGAGAGAGCATCCTCGATCATGGCCTGAGCCTTGTCGTCGTTCAGATTCGGCTCGATTGCCCGAAGGTCTGCCAGGGTGAGGAGTGCCATGATCGAGAATCCTTACGGACTAGTCGTTGTAGATGACGAACGCGTTCGGGTTGCCGACCACGAAGCCGTAGTAAGCCTCGACGAGCAAGAGAACTAGGTTCTCCTGGAACGCGGAGTGGACGGTTGTGCCGTCGTCGTCCACGTAGGACGCCTCGTCGCTTACCTTGACGGTGATGTCGATTCCCTGTCCCCATGCGCACTGAGACCAGTCGCCGCCAACCGCACGGACGAGGGTGTCCTGAGCCGGAGACTGCGTCACGTTGACAGCAGGGCTTGAACCGCCGGTCAGGGTGTTAGCGCCCGCGATGTTCGAGGTCGCACCCAGAGGAGCGGCAGAGCCCGCGACGCCGGTCGCTGTAGGAGCGGCGTATAGGGTCACGGTCCATGGACCTGTGCCGGCTACGGTCGCGCTAGCGAACGGTCCGCCTAGGGTCTGGATCTTGGTCTGAGCTGTGGCCTGAGACTCGTTGAAGTTGAACGAGACCGAGTTACCGTTGCCGAAGACCATGAAGGTGCCGCCGGTCGGAGTACCCGTCAGGGTGATGACCTGGACACGGTTGCCGAAGCGGGTGTACTTGCCGGATACGCCACGGTTGTACGCAGCGGGGTAGCCGATAAGCGAGCTGGTGTTGACTCCGCCGTGCGGATCCGAGCTCCAAATTGGCTGACCGGTTGTGTCGACGGCCTTCTTCACACGGACACGGAGGCGAGGATCGCCGACGAAGCCGGAGAAGTCGAAGTCGCTGTTCACGACTAGCTCCTCGCCGCTCACGAGGTCGATGTAGATGCCGCCGTTCGCCGCTGAAGTCGCGCCGAGGTCGATCACGTTCTGAGTCGAACGGAGATAGTTCTCGCCGAATGGTCCGGCTGCGCCGGTACGGAGGTCCTTACCGTGAATGGCTGCGTAGTCGAACGCACGAGACAGCGCGGCAGGAAGATCCTGCTTAAGCTGGTCGTAGAGGCCAGCAGGGTTCGAGCGTGTTAGCTCCTCTGAGACGGGCAGGATCAGAGCGAGCTTCTTACCGCTCATCTGACGGATGCCGACGCTCTGCTGAGCTACAGGCTTCTTCTGGCCTTCAGTGACCCAGCCAGCCACGGGGATATCCATGCTGACAGGGATCACGGTGTTAGCGTCGATCGACAGAGGGACCTTACGAGCGAGCTGCTGTACAGCAGACTGCTCGGTCGTCAGGTTGAAGATCGGGCCTGTGATAGTAGGAGGGAGCAACGTAGCGTTAGCGTTGCTCAAAAAGGTCTTAGCCATAAAGGCTCCTAGGTTGAGCCGTGCGGATTAGCCGCGACGGAGTTGCTTGTTCAGGAAATCCGCGAAGATGGATCCCTCGTCGCTAGGCGCGTTCTGTGAGGACTGGCCTTGTGCGTGATTGGGTGCCGGCTTTCGCGGCTGCCCAGCGTTGCCAAGACGAGCGGAAAGCTTCTTTGCCTTCTCATCGATCTCGTCAGGGTCGCCGGTGAGGAAGTCAACATCCTCATCTGTGAGCCCGTACTTCGCTGCTGCCTTGTACCGAGCAAGATCACGAGCGGCCTCTTCGGCCTGCTTCTGCGCCGCAGTGAGAGCGTCGTTCGCCTGCTTGAGAGCCGCCGCGGTGCGCTCGGCTTCGG